CAAGCGGGCAGCGCTGGTTGATCTCGGAAAGCATCTCGGCATGTTCCGAGACAAGATCGACTTGAACTTGAGCGGCGGAATGCGGCTGGAAAAAATCGAGCGCGCAATTGTCGATCCTAAGAATTGAGACGGCCCGTGTATTTGCTCCGCTACTCAAACCGGCTCGCTACAAAGGGGCATACGGCGGACGCGGCTCCGCAAAGTCGCATTTCTTCGCCGGCCTCACAATTGAGGAAAGTATTTTATATCCCGGCCTGCGAACGGTCTGCATTCGTGAAGTACAAAAATCGCTGGAGCAATCCGTGAAGCGATTGATCGAAGATAAAATACAGCAATTCGGCGTCGGCTCGATGTTTCGCGTACTGAATACGCATATCGAAACACCAGGCGGCGGCATCATCATTTTTCAAGGCATGCAAAATCACACGGCAGAAAGCATCAAATCGCTGGAGGGTTTCGATCGTTCATGGTTTGAGGAAGCGCAGTCAGCATCGCAGCGCAGTCTTGATCTGTTGCGCCCTACAATTCGCAGGCCGAACTCCGAATTATGGTTTTCGTGGAATCCAGATCAGCCGACCGATCCTGTCGATAAATTGCTTCGCGGAAAAGATCGGCACCGCGATGCGATTGTCGTTAAGGCGAACTATCGCGACAACCCATGGTTTCCCGATGTGCTTCGCGAAGAAATGGAATGGGACAAGCGCCGCGATCCCGACAAGTACGATCATGTCTGGATGGGCGGCTATCGCAAGAATTCGGAAGCGCGCGTTTTCAGAAATTGGCGGATCGGCAAGCCAGATGAATTCAATCCAAAGCGTGCAGAGCGTTTTTACTTCGGCGCCGATTGGGGCTTCTCAATCGATCCCACGGTATTGATCTGCGTCTATATCATCGGGCGAACGCTCTACATCTGGCGCGAGCAATATCAGGTCGGATGCGAAATTGATCGCACTCCGCAACTTTTTGACAAGATCGAAAATGGCATGGCGCGCAAGTGGCCGATCACGGCAGACAGCGCACGGCCTGAAACGATCAGCTACATGCGCCGCAACGGCTATCCGAATATGAAGCCTGCAATCAAAGGCGCCGGCTCTGTCGAAGAAGGCGTCGAATTCCTGAAAAGTTACGATATCGTTGTGCATCCAGATTGCACGCATTCAATCGACGAACTTTCGCACTATTCGTTCGAGATCGATGAAAAGACCGGCGAAGTGTTGCCGAAACTTGCCGACAAAAAGAACCATGTCATTGACGCAATTCGATATGCGATCGAGCCGCTTCGATCGTCGAAAAACAAAGCAGGGGTTTGGTAATGGATTTGTTCGCTACGCCGCGCGCTCTAATCGCTCGCATCCTTGGCGTCACGCATGGCGGGACGCGAGACACATATGCCGCGTTTGGATATCCGCACGAACTACGTTTTGATGATTTTCTTGCCATGTACCAACGCGGCGGCATTGCATCGCGCATCGTGAAAGCGCCGACGCAATCGACGTGGCGCGACATTCCGGTAATTCGCGACGAAAAAGGCGACAGCGCGAAAAAAACAGACAAGGATGGCAATCCGAATAAGAACTATTCGCCGTTCGTGGAAAAAGTCGAAACATTTTTCGACGCAAACAATGTCTTTCACTATCTGGAGCGCGCTGACCGCATTGCCGGCATCGGTCAGTATTCAATTCTTGTCATGGGATTTGCAGACGGTCTCGACTTGTCGCGACCGATGAGTGGCAAGCATAAGCTGATATACTTGCAGCCCTATAGCGAGAAGTCTGCGCAGATTGCATCATTCGAGAACAATCCTGCAAATCCTCGCTACGGTTTGCCGCTAACGTATCGAGTGCAGCAATCGACGCCATCGGCAGGCGGTCGCGTCATGTCGCGGGCAATATCCGTGCATCATTCCCGCGTTCTGCATATCGCAGAAAATCTCGAAGAAAATGACGTGTACGGGATGCCGCGACTGTTGAGCGTATTCAACAATCTGATCGACTTGCACAAGGTATCGGGCGCTAGCGCGGAGACATTCTGGCTCAATTCACGACCTGGTGTTAATTTCTCGATCGATAAAGACGCTACTATCGATGCAGAAACCAAAGCTGCAATGAAGCAGCAGGTCGAGGATTTTTCTAATCAGCTAAAGCGCTACATGACCACGCAAGGCGTCACTGCCCAAACAATAAATGCGCAAATCGCAGACCCGAAATCAAACTTCGATATTCTGATTTCGCAGATCGCTGGCGCTGCTGGAATTCCGCAGCGCATTTTGATCGGCAACGAGCAGGGACAGCTTGCGTCAGGCCAGGACGAAAACAACTGGAGCGATCGCGTGAAAGAGCGTCGCGAGAATTATGCGACGCCGCGCATTCTAAATCCGTTTGTAAAAAAGATGATCGAGACAGGAAACCTCGATCAGCCAAACGGCACCTTCTGGATCGAGTGGCCTGAAACGGCGCTGCCGCCTGAAAAGATTGCAGCCCTAAATCTGCAAAAGGCGCAAACGCTTTCTGCCTATGCGAACTCGCCTGCGGCGGCAACGATTGTGCCGGAAGCTGAATTCAGAACTGACTTCCTCGGCATGTCTCCTGAAAGCGAATATGAAACCGAGGAACAGGACGATATAGACGAGACCGACCCGGAGACCGTCGATCAATTCGATAGTCGAGACGAACCGGAACGCGATGAGGCTGCATAATGCACGCCTGCTGCGAACATCACGCACCTCGCGTTATTAACTACACGCCGCTAAGTGCGAACGTCCGCACTCGGCATCGCAGGCGCCGTCGCTTTCCTGACCCGACGCATACGACCGGAATTCGGCGCGCTTTCGAGCGCGAAATGATTCGCCGCTTCAAGTTGCTGCGACAATTGATTGTGACAACCGTTGCAAAAAATGACGCCTTCGGATTGCGCGGCGGTCCAATCGTCAATGAACCGGGTAGGCAGTTTCAGTTTGCGTTCCCGCGCGCCAGCGACAAGGTTTCCGCATTCATGGAATGGCTGCGCTCGCAACAGCAGGCCGGAATTCTTGAGATCCAAGGCGGAACATCGATACAGGCTTCGGGCGCACGATCCTGGATGAATGTTTATATCGATGGCTCCTATCAGCGCGGCATCCGGCAGGCCGGTCAGGAATTGCGTTCTGCCGGCGCGAACGTATCGGATCGCTATCTGGATGCCGCATTCAATCTTCCGGTTCACGCCGATCGCGTCGGCCTGATCTACACGCGCACCTATTCGGACTTGCGCGGCGTTACCGAGGCAATGGACACGCAGATTAGCCGCGTGCTGGCGCAAGGTTTGATCGACGGCCTCGGTCCTATGGAATTGGCTAGCGAGATAGTCGATCGCGTCGATAGTATCGGCATCGTTCGCGCCAGAACAATTGCTCGCACCGAGATCATCGCGGCGCATGCCGAAGCCTCACTGAATAGCTACGAGGAAGCGGGCCTAGAAGGCGTCGCGGTTATGGCCGAATTCGCGACCGCGAACGACAATGCGGTATGCCCGGAGTGCGAGGAATTGGAGGGCAAGACGTTTCTGATCGATGAAGCGCGCGGCATGATTCCGGTGCATCCGAATTGCCGGTGCGCGTTCATTCCGTCGATCGAAGATGCGCGAGGGATAAATCTCGAATGAAACCAGCCAAGCGAACCGATACCGAATTGCTGGCATGGGTAGCCGCGCTCATTCAGCGCGAGCAATTGGCCGGCACAACTGGCGTCATGCGGATCAGCTTTCAGGATGGCGCAATTCAGCGGGCCAATACCGAGCGGATCGAATTGCCGGGCGGTCCGCTTGACAATAACCGGAACGCTGCTTAGTAGGCCGAAATATCAAATTCGGCTTCCGAACTGAATCGGGGTCGCGATGCTCTCACCGAGCGCCGCGGCCCCTTTTGCATTTGGGGATTTAGCTTGGCTCAAAAGCGTTTCCGCCTTGTGGCGAATAAATGCTCCTGCGGTTGCAGCGAAGGCGACAATCCGCGCGTTTCCGGCCATTCGGTCGAAGCAAATCTTTCGGCATTTTCGGTTCGATACGAAACCTATGAGGGTCGCGATCATATCGTGGTCCCCATTGTTCTGCTTCGGCAGACCGTCGCAAATTCCGCGATGATCGAGGCCGGCGAATTGGTGCCGGAAAGCTGGAATGGCGTTCCGGTCACGGTCGGCCATCCCGCAGATCACGATGGCGAATTCCAAAGCGCAAATTCTCCCGAAGTTCTTTCGTCTTGGCATGTCGGGCGGATTTTCAACGCCAAAATGGAAGGCGACAAGCTCAAGGGCGAAGCCTGGATCGACGTTGAGCGCGCTGAAAAAGTTTCTCCCGGTCTTGTCGCGCAACTCGAAAGCGGCGAGCCGATGGACGTTTCCACTGGCTATTTTTCCAAGCATGAACGCGCGACCGGAAAATATAACGGCAAGTCATATCGCGTGAGGCATCGCGATTTGAAGCCGGATCATCTCGCATTGTTGCCGAATGATGAGGGCGCTTGCTCTTGGAAAGACGGCTGCGGCGTTCGTACCAATTCAGGACTTGGCATGAAAATCCAAGAGGCAATCAACGTACTTTGCACCACGCTCGGCATCGAGCGTTCCGACAACTCGAAAGGATCGAGCATGAAGAAAACCTTGATCGAGAAGATCACGGCAAATTCCAAGATGAAGGCCGATGAACTCGAAGCGCTGGACGTGAAAACGCTCCAGATGATCGCAAACGGACTTCCCGTGGCGAAGAATGCCGACGAGGAAGCCGAAGAAAACGACGAAGAAAAGAAGGCGAAGCCTGCGGCAAATTCCAAAAAGGAAGCGCCTGCGCTGGACGCCGATGGCATCGCGGCGATTGTCGCAAATACGATTGCGACTACGCTTCCGAAACTGCTTCCGTCCGTTATGGCGGAACAGGATCGCCCTGCGCTTGTCGATCGTCTTGTCGCCAATGGCTTCAAGAAAGAAGTCGCAGAGAAGATGGATATCGTCGCGCTCCGCGAAACCGCAAACATGATTGCGCCGGCCGATTATTCCGGTCGCGGCGGATCGTTCGCCTCGTTCAACGCGGCTGAAGAAGACGACGATTTGCCGACGCCTTTCGGCACCATGGATTATCACGCGCAGAAGAAATCTTCTGCTTCCAAGAAGGAGGCTAACTAATGGCCGACGCAAATCCGAAGACCGTAATTCTCGGCGGCGATCCGGTTTATGCGGAGGCCCCCGCCGCTAACGGGCCGGTCAAGCCGGGCATGCTTTTGCTTCGTTTGTCGGCCGGCACGGTTCGCCCGCACAACGTAGCGAAGGGTTACGCCGAAGCTCTTTTCGCGCGTGAAGCAGATTTCGCCGGTGCCAGCATCGACGATGAATACGAAAACGGCGAAACGGTTTCGTTCGCCAAGTGCCGCAAGGGTGATCGCATTTATGCGCTTCTCGCTGCGGGCCAAGATGTTGCCGCTGGCGCGTTTCTCGAAAGCGATGGCGCTGGTGCACTTCGCGCCAAGACTGCGCATTCGCAGCTTACGAGCGGTAACTACACGGTAACGACCGAAGGTCATGCCGTGGCAGTCGCGCTCGAAGCGGTGGACAACGACCCCGGAACGGACAGCCTTCCGGTTCGCATCAAGGTGGAGATCCTCTAATGAAAATCAACAAGCTTGTTCTCGCGCTCGGCCTTGCTGCGCTCGTCGCTTTTGCGGCGTTCCAGATCGCAGACGCGGTTCACGTTACGAACTATGCAACGATCGGCAGCGCAATTCTCGCGCATGGCGTAATCCTGCCTGGGTCGCACGGTCTGACTGTCGCTCATATCGACCCGGAAACGGGCCGATTGAACATCAATGCTATGCGTCCGTTTATCGGCAAGAATGGCGAAGCCCGTATCGTCGCCAATAAGGGCGGCAAGGCTGGCTCGATCGTAACAAACGCACCAGCTACGTTGCGCCATGAAGATTGGCGCGACATTGATCGTGCGGTTGTCGAAGCCACGACGCAGCGCATGGTCGGTATCTCCGATCTGCAATCGCTTGGATTGACATACAATCTCGGCTCGATCGGCGTTTCGATCTCGACTTACGAAAAGGCGAGCGACATGACCGATGGCGATATCAGCATGGATGGTATCACCGAAGGCGAGAAAGATCGGCAGGCGTTCGATCAGGCCAACGTCCCGGTGCCGGTTGTGCATAAGGATTGGGACCTCAACCTTCGCAATCTCGAAGCATCGCGCCGTTTCAATTCCGGCCTTGACGTTTCGGGTGCCGCAATCGCAGGCCGCATTGTTGGCGACAAGTCGGAGGGCATGTTGTTCTCTGGCGCTGCAGTCAACGTAGGCGGATCGACGATCTACGGTTACACGACGCATCCACATCGCAACACTGTTGACATGGATACGTCCTGGGCAACCGCGACCGTCAAGGAAATCCTTGAGGATGTGCAGGCCATGCTCGCCAAGGCTCGCGCCGATGGCTACTACGGCCCGTACTACCTCTACATTCCGGGCACCTATGAAGGTCGCCTTGACGACGATTATGTCGTCGGTGACCCCGAAGATGGTGTCACGGTTTCGACAAAAACGATCCGGCAGCGCATTCTTGAGTTGCAGGGCATCGTCGCGATCCGTGTTGCCGACAAGCTCGCGACCGATAACGTCATTCTTGTGCAGATGACGCGAGACGTTGTTGATCTCGCGTATGCGCAGGACGTGACTACGGTGCAGTGGCCTATGTTCGGCGGTTTCCAGCTTCGCCATAAGACGTTCGCAATTTGGACGCCTCGCGTGAAGTCGGAATACAGCGGAAAATCCGGCGTCGTTCACCTCTATCAGATCCCGTAACGCGAGGCTCACATGAAGCAGCTTTACAAAATCACTGCTAAAGGCGCGTCTCACAGTGCACGCGATCCGAAAACGCGGCAGTTTGTTTCTTACGGAACTCGCGAAGGCGAGCGTAATGAAATCGAACTGACTGAGGAAGGCGCTAAGTCGCTTTCGCATCTTGGACTGGTCCCCGTCGGCGAAGCCAAGGCTTACGAGGTGAAGGGTCCGAAGGCTCCGGTTGCCGACAAGGCCCCCGCTGGCGAAGCCAAGAAGTAACGAAACAAGCGGAGCGGCTTCGGTCGCTCCGCAATTCCCCATGTCAGGATCACGATGGCCGTCGAAAAGCCAACTGCCGCCGATGTTAGGGCGATCATCGCGACCGCGCTTACGGATCAGCAGATCGGCGCGCTGATCGACGACGCCGCATTGCTTGCAGAAAAGTGCATCGAAGCGCTTTCGGCGGAACGGCAGAAAGCCATCTTGAAATGGCTGACCGCGCATCTCATTGCCAGCACCGGACCTGGTGGCGTCAAAACAAGCTCGAAACTCGGTGACGCGCAGGACAGCTTTGCTCGGGCATCGCTCGGCACTGGCCTTGCTGGCACGACTTACGGCCAACAGGTGCTGGCGCTCGATCCGAACGGGTGTCTCGTCAATGTCGGCAAGGTCAAAGCGTTCATGGAGACGCTATGACCGACACTCCGAAGCACAATCATGCTCCGATCAAGATGCGCGCGGTCGAAGGCGGGTTCGATGGCATTCAGCAGCTTGGCGACTTCTGCATAAACGCGGAAGGCACTCAAATTCATTTGGCAATTCCGTCAACTCGCCCGTTTCTTCAAAAAGAAAAGGGATGGACTTACATCACGCTTCCTATCGGTCGTGAAAAGCCAGTGCCCGGTCCTAGCTGGCAGTGGGACGGCAACCGAGAACGACCGACACTCGCGCCTTCAATTTGGACACATGGTCATTGGCACGGTTTCGTGCGTGACGGCGAAATGGTGGAAGTGTGACCGCATACACCGAAAACATGAATCAGGCCGCGACCTATTGGGCGCCAGGCGTCAACGATGGTTTTGGCGGCTTCACGTCTTATGGAGCCGCGACCGCAATCTTGTGCCGGTGGCAGAACGCGCAAAAGCTATTCCGTGATGCGCAAGGCCGCGAGGCTTTGTCCGAAGCCATCGTTTACGTCGATCGTGAACTGGAAAACGGCGGCAAGCTGAAACTCGGCACCGTTACGGGAACGCCGCCTGCCGATGCAATCGAAATCCGCGCCAAAGGATCTTCGCCTTCGCTGGACGCGACGCGCGTGCTGCACAAGGTCTGGCTATGACGATCAAGGGTCTCGATAAAGTGATGACCAATCTCAATAAAGAGATTGCCGGCATCGAAAAGCGCACGATGGGCGGGCTTCTCGCTGCCGGTCTCGGTCATGTCCAGGCACCGTCGCAAAAGAAGGTGCCGGTCGAGCATGGCAACCTTCGCGGCTCCGCTTTCACGCGAAAGGCGCAAGACGGTTCGCTTGCGGTCGAAGTCGGATTTTCAGCCGCGCAAGCCGTGTTCATTCACGAAAATATGGAACAGAAACTGAAGGGCGAGCCGCGCCCTTCCGGTCTCGGCAATTATTGGGGTCCGAACGGACAGCCGAAGTTTCTCGAAAGTACCGTCACTGAAAACAGCGACAAGATCGTCGAAACGGTTGCGAAGCATGCGGAGGTGAAGCCTTGAGCCCCGCACATTTGCTTGCATTGTATCTCGCGGCCAACGGGCAGGGCACGTTCGGCGGATCGTCGAAGTGGTCGATCAATGTTTCGCGCGAGCCGGTAGCGCCTGCCGAAGCCGTCACGCTTTACGACACGGGCGGCGAAGGCCCGGATACCGACGAACTCGATCTGCTTAATTCGACGTTTCAGGTTCGCGTGCGCTCCGGCAACTATGCGGAAGCCTATGCGAAGCAAGAAGCGATCCGCGATCTTCTAATTCTGCCAGCGCCAATCGTGCAGGGCACGGCGGAATTCATCGGCATCGTTATGACGAGCGACATTCTGGCAATCGGTCGAGACGAAAACGACCGGCACATTCTTACCGCGAATTATCGCGCAACAAAGGTCCGCAATGCTGCGGAGACAGGAGTCTAAATCATGTCTGCTTTCAAAGGTCGTAAGATCACGCTGGAATGGGACGGCGAAGAAGTTGCCGGCGTCCGCGAAAAGAGCGTCGCGCTTGCTGGCGAGCCGGTTGACGTAACCTCGGATGAAGATGGCGGCTGGCGCACATTATTGGCCGAAGCCGGTCAGTCTCAGGTCGATATTTCGGTTTCCGGTGTCACGAAATCGAGCGCGTTGCGTGACGCATGGTTCGCTGGTGGCGTGCATCGCCAGAAGGAAATGACGCTCGTTTATCCCGATGGCAGCGAAGTCACTGGCCTTTTCAATATGGTTTCGTTCAACGAAACCGGGCCTTACAACGATGCCACGACATTCGAAGCGTCGTTCCAATCGGCAGAAGAAATCGAATACGCGGAAGCTGCGGCTCCGGTCAATACGATCAAGCCCGCGATTTCCGGCGTCGCTGAAACTGGCGAAGTTCTCACCGCATATCCCGGCAAATGGACTGGCGCTCGCACGTTCACTTACCAGTGGAAGAATGCAGGTGTGAACCTAGTCGGTAACGGGGCCACGACAAAGAACTACACGCTGCAAAGCACCGACGAGGGCGACGCGATCACCGTCACTGTTACCGCTACGAATGGTCAGGGCTCGGCTAACGCCACGTCCGCCGCTGTCACGCCTGTCGCGTAAGGCGGTGCGGCGTGAAGCAGTTTGAAGATGTAACGCTGAAATGGGCCGGGGTCGAATACACGATCCCGGCAGACGGTATGATGAAGGCTATCATGCTGATAGAAAATCACGTCTCGTTCGAGGATTTAAGTACCAATCGGCAGCACTTGAAGCGCGCGGCGGTGTCATGCGCGTTCGCATCGGTGCTTCGATACGCGGGCGCGAAGGTCACGGACGAAGAAGTCTATGTGGGCATGTTTAAGCAAGGCATCAAGAACACGACGCGCGGCGCGGTCGAGGCTTTGCTTCTAATGATCGTGCCAGCCGAAGCGATTGCTGCGGCAGCGAGCGGAGACGTGACGCCGGGAAAAGAAAATCGACGAGCCAGAAGGGCAGCGGCAAGCTCGTCGAAGAAGCTTTCAAAGTAAGTTGCAAGCCGCGCGAATTCGGAGGGTTCGGACTTAAACCAGCCGAATTCTGGAAACTGCATCCTGCCGAATTCTGGATGCTGGCTGATGCTCACAAGCCGCCGAAAAAATACGGCTCAATGAGCGAGCAGCAGGTTTCCGATCTGTACGAAGAAACATTTGGGGAAGAATAGTTGTCCGCAAAAGTCATAGGCGATTTGGTCGTAAAGATCGGCGGCGATACCAAGGGCCTTGTCGATGCGGCCACGCGCGTCGACGGCACGCTGAAAAGCATGGAGCGGACGGCGCAAGCCGCGTCAAAAGCCATTGCTGGCGCTGTTGCTGGCGCTGCCATCGCATTGATCGCCTTGACGCGGCAAAGTCAGAACCAAATCGATGCGCAGGTGAAACTTGCGGAACGCATGAATTCCAGCGTCGGCGCGGTGCAGACTTTGACCTACGCCGCCGATCTTGCCGGAATCAATCTCGAAAAGATGACAAGTGCCGCCGATATGCTGAACCGTAAGATCGGTGAAGCGACGCGAGACAGTATTTCGCCTGCCAATGACGCTATTCGTCGCCTTGGGTTAAGCGCTGCAGAACTTGCAAAAATGGGTGCAGATCAGCGCTTCGCCACGATTGCCGATCGCATTCAGCAGATGGGTTTCAACGGTTCGCAGACCGCTGACATTCTTCGGCAGCTCGGTATCCGTGGCGGCGAATTCGCGACGCTTATGATGAAAGGCGGCGATGAAATCCGCAAAGCGGCGAAGGATCTGGAAGATTTCGGCGTCAAGCTGAATGACGTGGATGCCAAGAAGGTCGAGATAGCGAACGACGCTATGACGACACTCGGCTATGTCGTGAAGGGCGTCGGCAATCAAATGGCGGTAGCGCTAGCCCCGGCCATCCAAGCTGTATCTGAATATCTTTCGGACGCCTCTCGCAATAGCGGCGGCTTCAAAAGTGCGATCCAGACTGCGGTTGATATTTCGGTTCGCGCATTCGGCATGGTGCGGCGTGAAATCTATCTTACGCGCGTCGGCTTCGACGAAATGATTGGCGACTTCCTTGACGGATGGGACGCCGCAGCCGGAGCCATTCCTAAATTCTTGTCTAAAGTCACTGGACTTACGCCGCAGCAGCTTGGCTTCGAGCCGATCAATAAATCATGGGGCAAGCTGCGCCAGAACCTTGAAGCACCGCCATCGTCTGAAGAATGGGATAAATGGTGGGAGAATTACAAGAAGAAGGCGAACGAGGCCGCGCAAGTCGCGGTAGATGCCGCGCGAAATGCTGGAAAGAACGCGCCTCAGGGTGAATATCTCTCGGCACAGGAACGTAAGCAGCTAGAAGAAAAATTCCAGCGCTTGCAGCAGGCCATCGCAAAAGAGGATGAGGCGCTAAAGCTGCAGCAGCAGAAGCAGCTTAAAGACCTTGAAGAATTCTACAAAAAAGGCGTCATTACAAAGCAGCAGTACGACACGACAAAGCTGCAAATCGAAGAAGCGCATCAAGACAAAATGCGCGCTCTTATCCTGTCGAAACTCGAAGAAGGCATCCTGACGGAACAGGAATTGCTTACCCGTAAGCACGCGCTGCAAATGCAGGCGATTACCGACTTCGAAAACAATAAAACGATCACGGCGCAACAGGCGAACGAACTGCGGCTCGCGCATGCACGCGAACATGCGCTGCAAATGGCGCAGATCACGGCGCGACAATACTCACAACTTGCCGGGATCGTCGATACGTCGCTCGGTGCGATTTCCGGCATCATCACCGATCAGAATAGCAAAGCCTTCAAGGCTATGAAGGTGATTTCGACTGCGACCGCGCTTGTCAAAGGATATGAAGCGATGGTTTCGGCTTATGCGGCTGGCGCACGCATCGGCGGCCCCGCGCTCGGTTCTGTATTTGCCGGTATCGCTGCGGCGGGCACCGCTGCCATCATCGCGAAAATTCATGGCGTCGGACAAAGCAGCACTGGCACTGTTTCCGCTCCTGCTTCGGCACAAGTGCCCGCAACGGCAGAAGCCAACAATTCGCAGACGCTTTACATCAAGGGTCTGGATCGAAACGCGATCTTCTCTGGCAGTCAGGTTCGCCAACTCGCAGAAGAATTGCTGGAGTACCAGGCGAACGGCGGCAAGGTCGTGAGGTTCGCGCAATGATTATCATTACGCAGGACCTTGCGCTTAAACTCGCTGAAATTCGCGGCGCGAATAACGGCGTGATCGGAATTCACAATCTGCTTACCGCTGCCAGCGTTTCGGCTGATAGCGAGCAAGCGAATTATCCTGTGACAAACCTTGCCAATCCAGCGACCGATCTAACGCAACGCTGGAAAAGCGACAGCCTCGATCTGCAAAAAATCATCGTGCAGACAGACGAAGCACAAGTCGATTACATCGGCATCGCGCGGCACAATTTCGGATCGGGTGAAATCATCGCTTCGGTCGAGTATCCCGATCCAGAGGATGAAGAAGAAACCATCGAACTTGTGCCGGAATATCAGGTCGCGAACGACGATGTGCTTATGTTTCGCTTCGATGCGCTTGCGCCCGGCGAAATTCACATCAAGCTAAATCCGACCGCAGATCAGAAGCCTTGGGCATCGGTGATCTATGTCGGCAAGCTATTGACGCTGCAGCGCGGCATCTATGTCGGTCATACGCCGATCCCGTTTGCCCGCAATACGGAAGTGCAAAACGGCATCGCACAAAGCGGCGATTTCATTGGCCAGATCGTTACCAATGAGACGCTTTCCAATTCGGTAAAGCTGCAAAACCTAACACCGGATTGGTATCGCGATGAACTCGATCCGTTCATTCGTGAAGCGCGTTCCCGGTCGGGTGTGAAGCCGTTCTTTTTTGCCTGGCGTCCGCAGAAATATCCGAATGAAGTCGGATACGCATGGCTTGCCGACAATGCGCAGCCCGTAAATCAGCGCACGAATGGAATGATGCAGATCGACTTGCCGCTAGGAGCGCTTTCGACATGAGGGCGCTTTCCTATATCGAAATCGATATGCCGATCTGCGGCCTAACGTTTGGCACGTCGCCATGCACCGCGACCGGCGACCGCAAGTGCTGCAATAGCCGCGCGACGTGCCTGGACCTTGCTAATATCGATGAGGAAACGGTTACGTTTCGTTTTGCAGAAGATTGCGGATATCTGCCGCGCCAGATCGAAGCGATTCCGAGTGTGATCGGTATCAGCATGTCGCCTGCCGTGCTGGCACCGGGCGAAGGTCTAGGCGTGCGCGCGTCGTGCAACGTGCAGTTTGCCGATCATCCTTACGCCGATACAGCTCCAGGCTTCGATAAGTATTTCGCAGACCGAGACTTCGACCCTTATTTGCAGGGAACGTTCTGGCCGAAATTCAGGGCGCGGCATCCTTTCGTGCGCGGGAAAAAGTTGCGCATTATTCGCGGCTTTGTCCCGGCGTCGATTGCTTCGGATCACCCGTTCGGATCACCGCTGCCGGCGAACGTTCTGCAGGATCAGGAAACGCGGCACTATGTAATCGACAGCATCGGCGGCGATGCTGCGAAAGGAGTGTTTCAGCTTTCGGCTCGCGACGTTCTGAAAATTGCCGACGATAATCGGGCGCAGGCCCCGCGCATGTCGAGCGGTCGATTGAGTGCGGACCTGTCAAGTAGCGCAACGTCTTTCACTTTGACGCCGACCGGCATCGGGAACGCCGAATATCCGGCATCCGGGCATGTCGCGATCGGCGGCAAGGAAATCGTATCGTTCACGCGGTCCGGCGACACAATGACGATCACGCGAGCGCAGAAAAATACTGCTGCGCAGGCGTTTTCCTCTCAAGAGCGCGTGCAGCTTGTGCTTTCCTACTCGACTAAAACCGTTGATTTCATAATCAACGACTTACTGCAGAACTATACCGAGGATTTCGACAGTTCCTACATTCCGCTTTCGACTTGGGGATTTGAGATCGAAACCTATCTCAATTCGGTGTTTTCTGCCGATATCGCGGAGCCGACGCCTGTCAATAAGTTGATCGAGGAATTGGTGCAGATTTGCTCGCTTGCGATCTGGCAGGACGAAATCTCGCAACAGATTCAATTGCGCGTGCTTCGCGCCGTTGCGCCTAGCGCAGAAACTTTCACGACGAGCGATTATCTGAATGAAACTCTGAGCATTAACGAACAGCCGGATAAGCGCATATCCGATGTTATTTCATACTTCGCGAAACGTGACCCGCTGAAAAAGCTGGACGATACCGATAACTATCGCAGCGCGGATCGTGTTTTCGACGCCGACAGCTATATGAATTATGGTCCGTCGATTAAAAAAATCTACAATCGATGGATACCGTTAGGCGGTCGCGCGATCAATATAAGCATGGCTGAGCGCATTCTTGCGCGCCTCAACAGGCCAATTCGCATGGTGAAATTTGACGTTTGGCGCACACATGCCAAGCGTCCAGAACTAGGCGCAGGATATTTCATTACGTCGCCAAATGCGCAAAATGATTTAGGCGAACCGGAAGTAATTCCGATCCTTGTCACCAGCCTTCAATCGACAAAGGAAAAGTATTCGGTTGAGGCGGTTGAAATCATTGGCGGTGCCGAAGCAGCCGATCTCATTGACCGCAAGATTTATATCGATACCAATGTTCGCAATATAAATTTGCGAATTTTGCATGACGCGCTTTATCCTGAAGTTACGGATGCAGATGTAATCGGTGGAGTAAATTTGACCGTTTACATTCTTTCAGGGGTTCGAGTTGGTTCAAATAGTGTGACTTTGCCTGCATTCGATGTAGGATCGTGGCCAGATGATTTTCCGATTGTGATAGAGTGGGAAGGTCGCGTTAGTGGGGCTGGCGGGAAGGGCAAGAATGCTAACTCGCAAAATTATATTGGCCCCAACACATATTTGCAGGTTACCGGAGAGCGTGGCGGAACTGCTTTTTATACGCGCCATCCTGTCACATTAAACTTTTCAGCAGACGCAGAATGTTTTGCGGGCGGTGGCGGTGGCCCTGCCGCGACTGCCATAAATCCAGGGTATCCCTCTGCGGCTGGTGGCGGCGGTGCTGGCGATATTCCCGGCGCCGGAGGCACATCGCCAATTGGTCTTCACGGTGCGACCGGCACAGATGTAACAGGCGGCGATGCCGGTCTTTGGTATTCGATTTACGCTTTACCCGCCGCGGCTGGTGGCGATGCCGGTCAGCCATCATCTCGTTTTGAGCCTTGGGACCCGTGGGGTTTTGGCGACGCAGCACCTCCGGGCGAAGCAATCGACGGCGTTTCTTTCTGCACGATCAACGATGGCGGCGCGGATATCCGTGGCCCGCAGGTGAACTGATATGGCATATACCCGGTGGCAAGCATCAATTTTCAAGATCGATAATGGTCGCGTCGTTACGCAGCCGGGAGCGCAAATTACGGTTCGTCGCTCGATATCTGGCTTGCCGCTCGCGACAGGACTTAAAGCTGACAAGGCGGGAACTACACCAAAAGGAAATCCATTCATGGCAGACGCCGATGGCTTCGCTTTCTTTTACGCACCGGCTGGCCTCTACAATATCACCGCAACAAAAGACGATTTTACGCGGACGTGGACCGATGTTCCAATTGGTTCTGCGCAATCTGTAGATGCCGAAACAATTTTAGACGCTGGCTATCCTTTTCTTTTTTCTTCAGTTGTAACTTCTGCCGCGCCAGAGGTCGGAGAGATTCACTTTAATAACGCGGACCTGTCTGCTGCCAATCTCGCCTACATCTCAAAAACTACGCGCAACGGCGTCGATATTGGAGCGCGACTCATTGAGTTGGAGCAGGGATCAAAAACAGAGAAATCGACAATATCTTTTGCATCTTCTAATGGCGTTGATGCGGCTAGCTATCGTGTCGGCACAGTCAGCGACGAGGGTGATTACGTCATTGCTTCATTATCAAACCATGCCGGCTCAACATCATTGCTTGAACTTGGCGTGTCGATTTTTCGTGAACTGTCGGGGAACGATGGCCCGCCATCAACCGTACCCGGGCCTCCAGGTGCAAACTTTCAGCCCGACGAGGTTGTGCCGACTTTCGCAGATCGCGACGACTATGACGATGAGCCGAAAAACTTTTCAGTTCTCGTCGAAGAAGACGAAAGCAAAGACGGAGAGGCATACGTCTATTTCAAATTATCAAACACGAGCGGCGATTGGTCTGCAGGTACGGCATTCGCCGGCGGTTCTGGCGGCGGCGGTTCTGCAAATCGTCTTAGCGTTCTCTCACTTCTATTGGCGAGGTAATCGGACATGGCAAACGGAGCCGCAGGGTTTTCGCTATCCGCAGATACGGAAACCGAAGTCTATGAATGCGCGACGAATAACGAAGGGGTGATCGACGTGATTATTCTCGCGCGCACGCAATCTGCGACGATTACTGTTTGGCATTTGCCATCCGGTCAGTCTGTTGGCGACGCATACAAGATCGTCGATGGCATCGTGCTTGGCGTGACGCAGCACGGCGAAATCAGTAAGCGCGTTTTCAAGGCTGGCGAAAAGTTGGTTGTGAAGGCGAGCGCAACCGGCGTCTCGGTCAACGTGGCGGCATTTGAAAAGGCGGCAGCGTAATGAACGTTCATTTTCCTGACACTGGTGGCCGCGTATCGGGCTCTTTCGGCCTTGCTGGAACGATTGCCCCCGCGCAGCTTACAGCAAATCAAAACGACTGGAACCCGACCGGACTTTCGGCGGCGGCGGTAATAAAGATCGATACCGACGCGAACCGAGATATCACCGGCCTGCAGGGCGGCGTCGAAGGCCGTATGATTTTGCTGGAATATGTCGGCACGACTTCGGTCACGATCAAAAA